GCAGATGAAAATACACTCTCATATATATTAATCTCTTGGACAAGAGCTTTAATATCATAATCCTCTGTCTGATCTATATTATATAATTTTACTTCTTTTAAAGCAAAATCGCCAGGAAATTGATTCGCCATTATATCCTACTTAATACTAATAGATCTGATATTGTTGAATTATTTAGATCTGTTGGTGAACCACTAATATTAATAGCATTAACTTTTTTATTCTGAACAGCAACCAACGTTGCTCTGGTTTTAATGCGTCTTTCTCTAACTTTCTTTTCTATCTCAAAGTCTTTACTCATCTGGGCAACTTGTGATGTATTAGATACAGAACTAGCAATCATTGTCTTAACTTCTGGTTCAGTATAAGTATCCTTTTCACCTCCACCAAACATCCAGTTCCATGCTCCCTTAGCTTTCTTACCAACCCATCCAACAGCTTTCTTAGCACCATCAAAGATACCTAAAGCTAATTTCTTTATAACATCCCATATATTACCAGCTTCATTATCTTCTGATGCTTTTATAGGTTCAGATTTACCACCACCTCCAAAGAATAAATCATAAACAGCACCACCAATCCAATCACCAACAACACCACCAAGAGCAGCACCAACCCATGTAGAAAGAACAGGTATCGGTATAAATGATGCTAATGCACCAACAGTCCACATACCAATTCCAGCTCCCGCTGCCTTAAACACAGATCTGCCAGGTGATTCTTTAAATACAAGCCAATTAATTAAGAAGCTAATTATAGGGCCAATAAGAGGAATACCAGACACCTTATTCACAATTGGTCTAACAAAAGATCTTAGAATTTTTTTACCAAAGGTTCCAAATATTCTAAGGAAGGCTCTCTTAAATGTTCTCGTTAAACTTGTTCTTAATAAACTATTATGTTTCTGGAATATTGCATCTATGGATTTCCTATTCCCACCTTTAAACAACTCTTTTATTATAGCAGGCCATTTCTTAAGTCTATTAAATCCCCATCTTAGATCTTTAATAATTGAAAAAGGATTCATTAACCATTTAAGGCCTACTATGCCTGCAAACATCCTAAAGAAACCAACAATTTTCTCTGCAATACTACCGCCTGAAATCAGCTGATTAAATCCACCCAACAAATTATTAATTACTCCAGTAATATACCATGAAACATATCTAATTATACCTGTAAATATCTTAACCAACATCTGTACTTGTTTCTTATGTCTAGGATCACCCAACCAATTTAATACAGCAAGACCAATTAAGTCTCCAAGTACTCCCAATATATTAACAGGAACTATTGCTTTAGCAACACGACCTATTCTACCAAGTCCTAGTCTTCTTCCAGCTGGAGTATCACCAGGCTTATCTCCTCTCCTATTAAGATTATTTCTAAGTCTAGTATTCTTACGTTTTAATCTTAATATATCCCTTAGTTTTTCAAATGTTTTCTTTAATGATTCTCTAACAGCATCATTGTTTATAGGATCTTCTTTCTCTTCTGTTGGTGGTTCTGGATCTTTAACAGTACCAGTACTTCCAAGTAATCCCTTAGTAGGTTGTACATTTGCAGTACCAGTAGATTTCTCATTCTTTTTATCAAGAATATCTTTTAAGAAAGATTTAAATGCTGGTTTCTGCAACATTTTAGAAGCTGCTTCTCTCTCACCAGCAGTAGCACCAGCATCTTGAGATAACTCATACATTGATTGAGCCTTTCTCTTTCTCCCTAGATCTATGTCAGATAATTTCTTTGCCATTATAATACAGTCTTATATGTACTCCATCGACCATTGCGAGGAAGAGTTCCACCGACCATAGCTGTAGAAGCTACTTCTTGTACAGCTGAATTAGAGTCTTGACCAAATGCATATGTTTCTTGACTTGCACCACTAGTAATTGAATCAAGAACCTGTCTTTCTCTTTGAACTTCACTTAATATAGTACCAGACTTACCATGTCTATCAAAATCCCATCTATCACCAGTAATCTTATCAGCAAAACCACCTAGAAGTCTTGCAGTACCCCAAGTCTTTCCACCCTTACCATCAAAGTCTGTCAGACCACCAGTGGCAAAGTCCAGTATTCCTTTTCTAGCTGTATCGAATCCAGAATCACCTCTCTTATCAAGATCAAACAAACCTCCAGTCATAAAGTCACCAACACCAGCAAGACCTCTCATAAATCCTTGAGGTTTATCTGATTTAGGTTTTGTCTGTACGTTTCCACCACTTCCAGTAAGGTTACCTTCTGCTCGTGGAGTAGACATATTCAAGAATTTACCAGTGTCAATTTTAGCCCCTTCACCTATAGTTTTTCCACTATCACCATCCTTTCCATCACTTCCATCCTTTCCATCCTTACCATCAGATACGTTAACCATGTCATTAACGTTACTACTTACACCTAGTTCACCTGAAGTAGCAGACTTAGCTCCTGCTCCACCACCAAAGATACCACCAAAAAGATTTTTAATAGCAGAAATAATACCACCAACAATCTGTGCTCCAGAATTCCATAACGCAGGGAAAAGCCATTTAACAAAACCTCCAATTATATCTGGCACCAACCTAATTAACTTCCAAGGAATATCAAGAAGACTTCTAAAAAATTCTTTTGGATCAGAAAATAATTTACCAGTAAATAGATTCCCTAAGAATGTAAAAAATGCACCCCATACTTTTAATAGAGGCTCAGTAATAATCCAACTAAACTTAAATAAAGGTTTTACTATCCACTTCCAAGTCCATTGTAAAACCTTAACCATTCCTTGGAAGAACTTAACTATATTTTGTACCGCTTCTTTATTCTTTGGATCACCTATCCAATTTAATATACCAAGTTTAACAAAATCCATTAACCATGAAAGAGGCCCTGCAGCAAGATTCTTTAATGTTGCACCAACACGATCTCTTTTTCTTGTAGGTTTCTTTGCTTCTTGTGCTTGTTGTTCTGCTGTTCTCTTAGATTGTTCTTTATCTTTAGCAGCATTTAAAATAGACTGCTGTAAATTATCTCTATGTTGTTTCTCTACTTCTAATATTTGTGATAGTGTTCCTCTAATTGCATCAAGTATTCCTAAAATACCTCCACCAGTAGGAGCTGGCCCTACACTTTCTTGACTCGTTGGTGCTAATCTAAATGGTACTATAGCACTCGATGGTCTAACAGCAAGAGCTCCACCTCCTCCACCTTCTTGGCCTCCACCGCCAAACATTCTTTCTTGTATTCTATCTCTACGTTTTCTTACTTTGCCCCTACGACCACGTACCATACGTGCCACGCTAGAACGACCAGTCTCAACTGCAGCTACTTTGGCACCACCAGCAACTATCTTTCCTAATCCTGCTAAAAATCCTGCCATAACTTACTGTACGTTTTGTTGTTTCTGACGATCATTCTCTTCCTTAATGAAATCAATCAACATCTGTAGATAGACTTCACGTTCCCAAGGAATCATATTTTCCAATTCAGTCAAACTATATTTATGGTGCTGCATTAAGTTGAAGTTCACTCGGTAATAGTTCTCTAGACTTTCATGGGATAGGGCTAAGCGAAAAAACTTTGTAGACCCTCAATAACTACGTCACTCTTAACCTTTGTCTTTGGATTCGTTACCTTAATAGTATGAGAAAGTTTTGGCATAGTTTCAAAAAATTCTTGAACCTTAAGGAACTGTTGTGTATCCATTTCTTCTAGGAAAGCCAACACTTCTTTCTTAGAGAAACTAGATGATTCAAATACATCTTCACCATCTATAACTTGGTCTATACATAACGAAGCAATTTCAAATACATCATCGACCTGTGATGTATCAGATTTCAAATTCTGTTTAATAAAAAGATCCATACTTGGATACTTCATCACTACAGAAACAGTATCAGTCAGTTTAACTATATTAGAATGACCTTTTGTTTTTTGAATCTTGATATCATCAATATCAACCTCAACTTTAACAACTGTCTCTTCATCATCTGGACATGTCACATTTAATTCTATAGATTCACCAACAGATTTACCTCTGATATTTAAAAAGATATATTCAATATCAAATAAAGAAAGACTATCTATTTTAAATCTTGGAGACTGAATACAATTACCTAAGATAACTTTAACGGCATTTGCCATTTGTGTTTCATCTTCAGTTTCCATAGCAAGTAGAAGAATCTTTTCTTCTTTAACAAGGAATGGTCTGTATTTTATTTTCTTTCCAGTGGAAGGAACTTCCAACTCATACGTTGGCGTAGCAAGCTTTGGTAAAGGCATAACGACGTATAATAACTAATGGTATTTATCAGGCAAAAATACCTCTGAAAATATCTCCAAAGAAATCTCCAAGATCTAAATCAAATCCTCCATTAACACTATCTCTAACATCTCGAATTCTACCATCATTAATAGCAGTAGTAGTATAACTTTCATATTCAAATCCAACTGAGAATTTATTCAAAGATGTCTCACCATATGCTAATGGTATTGAAGCTATATTGGCAGGAAAAGCATTAAATATTCTAGTTGCATGTACTGGAACTGGTTGGAAAAACTTACTACGACTTGAATCATTTAAATCTGGTAGTATAGTATTCTTTGCTTCTTTTTTCATCCGTCTAGAACCTTTAAAGAATGTATCACCCTTACCAAATACTGGTTTCTCGTACTTAACTATAATAATATCAACAGCATAATCATCTCTATAATTAGCTCTAAATCTATTAGTAGCACTCCAACCAGACGTTCCAGAACTATATCCATACATCCAGTTAGTCCATATATCAAAAAGACCTTTAATTATATTCTCAGCATCCATAAGAAATGAAAGACTTAACTCACTAAAAACTGTTCCATATACATACTTCAACTGAGGACTATTAGTTACTCGATACTCACCAGTAGACATCTGTACACCTGGCATAGATGCTTCATCACAATATAATCTCAAATTATTTTTTAGAAACCCATCAGGAATTGCAATATTATTAGACTGCAACTCTTTATATAATGCACCACCAGTTGGTATCTCTATGATTACATCATAAAGATTGTTAGCACTGTATCCATACTTCCATATATTTGCCCTAAACTCCTTCAGATTACTCATCTGAATTTCTAAATCTGATATCCTCATTGTGATGTCTCTCCCCAGACGGCTGATTTACTATACTGTTGGTACAATCCTCTTCTTCTCGTAACAAAATTTTCTACAGGGAGAAATACAGAAGTTAGATAGTCCTCACTATTTATTCTATATAGGGGAGTTTCTAAACCTTCTAACACATAATTATGATAACACTGCTTTGGTATATCTAATATACCTTCCTTTAATTTTAAAACAGTTTGCATCCTACGTGTGTGTCTAAGATAATGTAAGTTAGCTCCTAAGAATTTTGTTCCTGTACCTAATGCATAGACTAAAGGAAACTCATCATAATATTTTAACTTGCGAGCATAAGTTGCCTTATATTCAAAGAGATACAACTGGCCTGGAACAGGAATCATACTCTCTTCCAAGTTAGTCATCTCAGTATAAAGATCTGTCTTCTGAAAATACATTCTGACATTATCTCTATACCAAGAGTAAGATCTTGGTTCGTCACCAGCTGCTTCTTTTATTTCTGAAAATATACTCATACTTTAAGCTCTTTCTCTGTGATTAACATGAATTTATAATTTCTATCATCACAATATTGTCTTGCTGCTTCCCACTTGGATTGATTCTTTGCATACTCAGTCACTTCATAGATATATTTCTTAGTCATCTTTCGTTGAACCTTTGGTTGTTTTGTTTGCCGTTTTGGTTTAACTTCAACAATATACTTCTGAATCTTACCAGTACTTTGTCTAACTTTAATATAAAAATCAGGAAAATACCTATGAACTCTACCATCCAATGGTGATCG